GCTAGTGGAAGATTTTATTTAGATTTATTAGTTGTTATTGAAGATATAAATTCAGAAAGGGCAATTATAAAAGTCTTTACTGAAGAAGCTATTATGACCTATGAGTTTGAAGAATACGATAAAGAATACACAGATAAAGAACCTAAGTTATTAGAGGAGATTCCTAATCCTATAGGAAGCATTCCTGCTGTTAATGTATATAATCTTAGAGGTAACAAAAGACCGATAGGTATTAGTGATTTAGCAGATGTGGCACATTTGCAACAATCTATTTATAATGATTATTCCGAGAAAGAACAATTAATTAGATTAGCTAACCACCCAAGTTTAGTTAAAACGCCTAATGTTGAAGCTAGTGCAGGTGCAGGGGCAATTATAGAAATACCAGAAGATTTAGATTCAGCTTTAAAACCTTACATAATACAACCTAGTGGGCAAAACCTTGAGGGCATTATGAAGTGTATACAAACAAAAGTTGATGCTATTGACAGAATAACACATATGGGTTCTGTTAGGGCAACTGGTTCTCAAATAGCTAGTGGGATAGCATTACAAACAGAATTTCAATTATTAAATGCTAGACTATCAGAAAAAGCAGATTATTTAGAAAACGCTGAAGAACAAATCTGGGATTTATTTGCTAAATGGCAAGATAAACAATGGGACGGCTCAGTAAATTATCCAGATACATTTGATATTAGGGATTGGGCTAACGATTTACAATATTTACAAATGGCTAAAGCATCTGGCATTAAGTCTGAAACATTTAATAAAGAAATAGATAAACAGATAGCAGAAGCTGTAATAGATGATAACGAAACTATGAAAACTATTAATGACGAAATAGATGCTTTTAGAACTGTAAGAGGTCAATTCCAGACAACAGAAGTAGAGGGACAAACAGTTGGCGAAGAAGAAAGCTAAAAACAAGATACCAAAAAAATATTTATCTGGGTTAAAAGGTAAAAAAAGAACTGCACGAGCAAACTTATTAAAACGAATTAGTGCTTTGTATAAGGCAGGTGCAAGAATACCAATGGCATTATTAAAGAAAAGGAATAATTCTTAATGGCAGTAAAAAGAAAACCTTTATCAGCTAGAGTTGTTGCTACGCTAAAAGCAAAAGCCAAAAAATCTAAACTATTTAATTTAACAGATTTAAAAGCTTCATATCGTAGAGGGCAAGGGGCTTTCTTATCAAGTGGAAGCAGACCAAAAATACCTATGAGTGCTTGGGCTATGGCTAGAGTTAATAAACTTATAAAAAGAGGTAAATCTGGTTCATTTGATAAAGATATAATTACAAGAGCCAGTAAACGTAAAAAAAAATGATGCTAATGTTATGGAGAAGCCAAAAAAAATATGTGTTATTTGTAAGGTGTTTCTAATAGAGGTTTTTAAAGACGTTTATAAATGTCCAGTATGTAGGGCAATAGTTAATGAAAGATTAGATGATAGGAAAATAGATGGCGATTTATAGAGGAAGAAACGTATCACTCAATAAACCTTTCAGATTATCAACAACCGAATCCAAGCGTAAAAAATTTGGTGTCTATGTAAAAAACAAAGCTACTGGTAATGTTAAAAAAGTTACATTTGGTGCTAGAGGAATGACCATTAAAAAAAATATACCTGCAAGGCAAAAGTCTTTTCTTGCTAGAATGGGTGGTGTTTTAAAAGAAGTTAAAGGGCAAAAAACATTATCACCTGCTTATTGGTCAATAAGGGCGTGGAAAAAGAACTTTCCATTATAATATATGTCTAAAATTTTAGAAAAATTAGCTGACCAACATGAAGAACGAATTATAAATGTTCTTTATAAATTAGAAGATGATGTTATTAGAGAAGTAACAAGGGCAACTTCTGGTTCTTTAGTTTCACAAAGAATAGCTATACAACTTCAACCAAAGATAAGAACAATCATTGAATCTACTTTTTTAAATGAAGCTGATTTAATAATTAACGAAGAATATAATAAAATAGCCAAAGTTGTACTTGATACATTTGGTGAGATGCCTATACCACAAAAATTTAAAAGTTTAACAGAAATTGATTTAACAACAATTAATGCACTTAAAACACAATCATTTTCTGGCTTTGAAGATATTGCAGAAAGATTTTTAAAAATAATAAATGATGAAGTTTACCAAAGCACAATAGCAGGCAGACCTTTTGATGATATGGTTAAAAACATAAGGCAACATATTAATGGTGTATATCAGAGGTCTAATACTCGTGAGATAAATGAATTAGTTGATTTTATTAACGAGAATAAATTTGATAATTCAAAAAAAACACAAATAGAAGAAGCCGTTAGCAAACTTCATACTCAATATGCTTCAGATAGGGCAGGCAATAACCTTAGAAGATATGCAGGGCAAATAGCACACGATTCAGTTATGCAGTTTCATGGGCAGTTTACAGTTGCAAAAGCTAAAGAATCAGGTTTAACTCATTATAGATATACAGGAACATTAGTAAGGGATAGTAGACCTTTCTGTCAGAATATGCTAAACAAGATATTAACCGAGAAAGAAATTCGGGATATTTGGAATAATCAAGGTTGGGCAGGCAAATCTACTGGAGACCCTTTTATTGTAAGAGGTGGGTATAGATGCCGACATACTTGGATTCCAACAGACCCAGAGTGGGATATATGAGGAGACATAGATGGAAGAAAATAAAGTAGAACAGCCTAAAGAACAGGTTGAAGAAACCCAAGCACCAGAAGAAAAAGCAACTTCTATAAGCTATACAGAAGACCAAGTAACTGAAATGGTCAGAAGAAGATTAGCACAAGAAAGAAGCCAAGTTTATAAAAAATTGGGAGTTGAGGATTTGGATATAGCTGTTAATGCAGTCAAAAGCCAAAAAGATTTAGAAGAAAAGCAAAAGATACAAAAAGGTGAGTTTGAAGAAATACTTAAAAACAAAACTCAAGAGTGGCAAAAAGAACGCTCAAACCTTGAAAGTCAACTTAAAGATATTAAAATTAATAAGTCTTTATTATCATCGGCATCAAAGAATAAAGCTATAAACCCAGACCAAGTTGTTGAACTTTTAAAAAGTGGGATTAAGCTTAATGAAACTGGAAACGTGGAAATACTTGATAAATCAGGATTAGCACGATATAACAGTAATGGGGAACTCTTAACTACTGACGAGTTGGTGCAAGAGTTTTTAACACAGAACCCACACTTTGTTAGTGCTACACCTAGTGGCTCTGGTACAGTGTCAAATGTGGATAGGAGAGAACTCAATAAACCTTTAAATTTGAGTGATTTAGATATGAACAATCCATCGGATAGGAAAATGTATGCTGAATATAGAAAGCAAAGAGATTCCAAACCTAGTACGATTGTTTTGAATAATTAAATGGCTATAATTAAAAGGAGTTTAAAATGGCTAATGAAACAACCAGTTCAACCATTTCGGAACTATATACCGAGATAGTTGCAGAAGCATTATTCGTTGCTAGTGAGCAATCTATAATGAGAAACCTTGTCAAAAACTACACAATCATTGGTGGTGGTAAATCAGTAGAAGTGCCGATTTATGGAACAGTATCAGCGAGTGCAGTAGCAGAGGCAACAGACCTATCTAATACAGCAGTAAACCCAACATCAGTTACAATAACAGCTTCTGAAGTTGGTGTAATGACTACATTAACTGATTTAGCAAGAAACTCAGCATCAAGAAATGTTGCAGGAGATATTGGTAGATTATTTGGTGAAGCGATTGCTAGAAAAATGGACTCTGATTTGTCTGGTCTATTTACAGGCTTTTCAACACAAAAAGGTGGTGGAGCAGGTGTAGAGTTAACAATCCAAGACCTATTTGAAGCAGGTACTGAGTTAAGAACAGCAAATGCCCCTGGTCCATACTATGGTGTTTTCCACCCTAAGCAAATTTTTAATGTTAAAAAAGCATTAACAAATACGTTTGCAGGAACATCTAATATCCCAGATTTAGGTAACGAAGCTATGAGAGCAGGTTTTGTTGGGCAAATCGCAGGCATACAAATATTTGAATCTTCAAATGTGGCTGTAGATGGTTCTGACGACTCAATCGGTGGCGTATTTTCTCAAGATGCTTTAGGTTTAGCGATGATGCAAGACCTTAAAATTGAAGCACAAAGAGATGCATCATTAAGAGCAGATGAAATCGTTGCTACAGCAGTTTATGGTGTTGGCGAACTTCATGATAGTTATGGAGTTAAGTTAACAGCAGATAGCTTAGCGAACTAATTTAACTAGGGAGGGAAACCTCCCTTTTTATCTAAGGGGTTGAAATGGACACTGTTAAACTAATAAACAAAAATGGCGATATTATTGAAAGATTGAAAATTCAATACGAACCTAATGAAAAAATTTGGAATCAAAGAGGTTGGAAAGTTTATGACGAAACAATAGTTGTAAAAGAACCTATAATAGAAGAACCTAAAGTTGATACAGAGTGGCAACCAGAAGAAAAGCCAAAAAAGAAAAAATCCAAAAAAAAGGGTAAATAATGGCTACAACTGAATTTAGTGTCGCAAATACAGATTTACAGAAAATCCAACCAGACATATTAGGTTTTGGTGTTACTGATTTTGCAGACCAATTACAATTTGCTGAAAATGATGTTTTAAGACGTATTCGTGAAGAATGGTGGGAAAGATATAGGCATCAAGTCAGATACAAAGATATTACTAAAGTAACATCAGTTGAAATGACTAATAGCAAGTTAACAAACTCACAATGGACACAATCAGTTGTTTATTTAGCTTTATGGAAATATATTTATCCAATATTGACAAAATGGCGTGACCCAGATACTGGCGAGGGAAAAGACACATTTCAAGTGCAGTTAGACTTTTATCAAAATAGATACGAAGAAGAATTTCAAGCTATTTTAAGAGATGGTGTTGAGTATGATGAAGATGGTGGTGGCACTATATCAGATAGCGAAAAAGAAGCCATACATCATTTAAGATTAGTGAGATAATGGAAATAACAGCAAATATAAATACTGTTGAAGTAACAAAATTTTTAAAAAATATTACAGCTAAACAAAAGGCAGTAATTAATAAAGGTTTAAAGCGAGTATCTAATATGGCTGTATTAATGATTACAAAGCGTACACAGCAAGGTAAATTGCCAGATGGGGGTAATATGAGGGCTTATGCTCCATCAACTGTGAGAGGGCGTAAAAAGAGAGGTAGACAGACTGGATTTGTTGACTTAACAGATACTGGTAAAATGTTTAGGAGTTTAGATTTTAAAACTGGTGCATTTAAAAGCACATTATTTTTTTCAAATATGGAAAGAGCAAAGATAGCTTCATATCACGATA